CGGAGAAAGAGTGAATAGAGAAGGAGCCCTTCCGGCTCAATCTCTCCTCCAGGGCCCAAAATATCCCTGGAGTCTTGATACACGAGAGGAGACTCTTGTGTTCGAAGAAGGCTAGGCTAGACCGCTCGAATGAGCAGGTAGCAGCGGTTGGAAACGCCCGTGAGCGTCCCGGCAGCTCCCGTCAGGGTCACCGCAATCGAAACCGTGTCCGAACCAGAACAGTTCACGATGCCCGCGACCGACACAAAGGTGTGTCCGGCCGCGACCGACGTGTGCAGATCTGAGCTAATCGCGGGCGGCGTCATCGACGAACCGTTCTTCAGGATCTCCACCTTCGTGGTGAAAGACTCTGCCGAACTGTCCGCAAATGTGCCGTTGAAGGTCACTTCGTACGAGCCCTCCGGCGGTGTGTAAACACCCGCCGCAGCGGCTCCAATACCAAGTGGATCCTCCGTGAAAGCATCAAGAACTGCCACTGTCGCAACAGTCGTCGTGAACGTCTGCGCTGTCGTGTCATTCGCGTACGAGACGAGCGATGACTTCGGGGCCGTGGAGGACGAATTCTGTGGAACGAAAAGTTCCACATCATAGTCCACCCACAGCTTGCCGATAGCATCAGCTCCGACCTGCTCGACGACGCACATGAAGAAGTTGGCGGCGTCGTACAGATTGAGATCACCAGGAACATTCCCGTGACGGATCAGCTTTCGCGGTCCGCTCGGAAACATTGCCTGGCAATCCAACTTGCACGATACCTCCTCCCTCCAACTGGCCAACTCAACCGCATCCTGCGTGTTGGTTGCCTGTGCCTCAGTCGTTGGTGCAGGATCGTTGATCGAGTACTCGGGCGACATAATCGCAGACCCCACGGTCGACGTTCCGGTGCGGGTCAAAAACCGAAAATTCAGAGCATGGAACTTGTACTGCTCCCACTTGACCGCCTCCGCCGAAAGGCGGGGGAAGGTCCCCGACAACCCAGGGTTGACGGAGTACTTCGTCGCCGAAAAGGCGATCGAACCAAGAACGGAGCCAATAAGCTCAGATGCCTGAAAACGGTGAGACCGATTCCGACGTGACAGGGACGACGCTGGAAAGCGCGCATCCTTCGCGAAAGCGACCGGAGCCTTGTAGCTCGGACCGCGTCCGCGTCCACCGCCACCGCCCTTAATCGGGCCGGCGGCCTTCTTCTTCTTCTGTAAATTGTTTGCTTGCATTTAGTATGGGATCCGTGAAATGCTCACGGACTGTACATCGCACACCACTCCTTAAATTTAGGAGCCCGCGCCGTGCAGTCTCTCGGCGTTCTGTTTAGCACGGAAATATTGAGCGAAAACTCTCAACTCCGCGCAACCAGAGCCGATCGAAGACGCACCGTTTTGGGCGATTGAAGGCATGCAACCCCATAAAAGGCCCCGCACAAAATTCGTGCGGAATGCCGACTACTGTCAGAATGCTGTCTGCTAAAAGCGACTAACATCGGAGCCGAAGACGATTTCCGGTAGTACTGGCGAAGAGCCAGCCTATTGCGTAATCTCGAATCGGACGTGTAGGCCCAACAGATACTACATACTAACAGTATGTCTATAGAAAATGTCGCCTCCTAATGGGAGCGCGACCAAGCAACGAAACCACCCTCCAAATTTGAGGTATCGATTTCAGCTGACGTAGGCCCTTCCGGCGCGTCAGAAAAGGAGTTTTGCTCGCCTTCAACGGGTCTGTCCTTATTGATAAAGACGTAGAGTTGAGGTGTCTCCGGTATATCCAGCCAAGCTGGGTATCGGAAGCGCGGTTCCCAATATTTCAGAATCCCCCGATCAGTCATCGGGGCGGCAGAACGCCACTTACTTCTCAAAGAGAAGTAGAAGCGTCCGTCACTCAACCTCGAAGAGGCAGGTGAGGTCCACTGAGAAATTAGGGCAAAGCGCGCAATGAGGTTTTGGTCCTCAGACACGTCCACGTCGATAGGAACTAGGTCCATCGGAGGGAGGAGAGTGCGTAACTCGGGAGTGAGGGGAAGGCCCCCACCCTTCTCTTTTGTAAGAGCAAGCTTCGGATCCGCAACGAACATAGCAGCAACCTTCCGCTGCCATTGCGTGATTCGAACATCGTTTGCGATGACCGGCGTAACACCGTAGCCACCCAGGTGCTGGGGCAGAAACCAGTTCGGACGAAAAGGGCCCTTCCAGCGAGGCCGCCAACGCTCAAAAGCATAGGCGACACCCGCGGAAGTCCATGGTTCCAAAAGGACCATACGACCCAAATCCTTACCAATCTGCTCCGGCTCCGAGGCGGAGTCACCCGTTTTGAGGCAGAAGCCTGTCAGGAGTTTCAGATTTAAAAATCCGTGCTCCCGCACCTTCCGCCCCTTGACGGTGAAACTACGTGAATTCAGCTGTGCAAAGTCAGGGGAAAGATAACTCTTCCCCGGTGACAATTTCAGCCCGATCTCAGCAACCGTTCCCTTCCAGATCTCATAATGACGCTGCGTCGTCTTAAAAAGAATGTCATCTCCATTGATGATAACATTATGAAGCATCCTGTACTTGAGACGTCGATACATACGACCGACCATCTTCAGAACAAACTGCGCACCTCGGGGCAAAGCTGGGCCGACCTTTGGGGTTTCTGCAGAAAGTAAAATTTCTGTGAAACCCAACTGGTCTCCCACGCGTACCTCGCGGATGTAGCGGCGAACCGATGCACGATAAGCAGCGCGATTCAATAAACAGAGGACAGGAAAGCTGAGCGGATGCCCCATGGGCTGCCCGCAAAATTGCCGAACCCGATCCCCGTCTGGATAGAAAAGCTCATTAAACAAGAAGGATGAATACAATTCACCCCGAGAGAAATAACGCTCGTCGAAAGAAACCGAGGTGAGCAGCGAATCAAGACCCGCATACGAAGCCATCCCTACAAGGGTGTCCGTTGCGTTCTTGTAATCACCGCTGTTCCAGAGAGGAAGATCTTCCATCTCCCTTGCGATCTCTACGACCATCTCCTCTACATCATGATTCATTGTGTTCTCGTGCTGGCGTTTCCACCAGCTGATCAACGCCCCTTGAAGTGGCTGCAGGCACCCTGCGGTTGTTCCGTCCATCTTTGTGATGACACGAAACTTCCCAGGTTCCGCCAAAGCGACCACCTCCATGGTTGGGTTTACCGTACCGGCCCTCGCGGCCGGCAAAGATTCCCACAAGGTACGATCACGAAATTCCTCGAAATCGAGGAACGTCGCACGAGACACACCAATAAGTCTCGAAATTTGCGAGACCTTTTCTGGCTTAAAGCGCGGAAAAAGGCTAAGCGACCCCCCGTCTGCACGGGAGGCCTGTAAGCACGCACTTTGAGTTGGGCAGAACTTCTGCGAAACACCAAGCGTCGTAGGGCGGTACACTTCTTTCAGGAAGTCATCACTGACAACCTTAATCGAGGAATCCCCCAATAACAGCTTGTGATCGTCGAGAGCCTTCTGCTCCTTTTCCTCCGAGAGTTGAGGCCAATACGTCTTGCCCTTCTGCAGCGAGAGAAAGAAACTTCTCTTGCCGCGGGCGAGCGCATTACCAACAAAAGTCCTCAGGAAACCAGAAAACAAACCATGCCTCACGAAATCAGGACGGACCGGCGGTAAGTCAATAGACCCGGCAACTTTCCACACGTAGAAAGTCACCCAGTACTTGACAAAGTCCACCATCTCGTCCTGAGACGCAAGTCCGTTCAGCCGTTCGTACGTAGTACTGAACGACCGAACAACACGACCCCACTTCTTCTCCACTGGAAAGCTAGCTTCCCATTGGCACAGAAGTGTGAAAGCGAGACTCTCCGTGAGTCTCCACGCCGGGTCCTCCGGCGTCTTCGCACTGCAGGCAGTGCGGAGTCTCGTGATACAGCGTCGCAACCACGATTCTCGTGGGGCAACAACATTCATATCACAGTCGCGAGCGCGACCAACACTCGTGTTGGGACAATCAACTTTAGGTTGTCGACTGCAATGACACTTCGTCATTCTTACTTGGTGAGATAACATTCTCATCG